AACAAATCAACAACAAGTAGCCCAAGCGCCTCGAAGAAATCAGGTAAGGCGTGATGGTGGTCAACAGTATGGTCCTGCACGAAACAACCCCTTGCAAGGTGTTGGGAAGTGGATCGAAGAGAACATCAGTATCCCTGCTGTTGATGCTATTGACAATACCTTCCAGGGCAATCAAAAAACACCAGATCAAATTGCCAGGGAAAGGGCAAACCAAAGGACAACATTCCAGGAAAGTATTCAACGGACAAGGGACGTTTCTAGGAATGACCCTGCTGCTGAGGCAGTAAGGAGCGTTGGTGGTGGCATTCGTGGTGCTGCTGCCAGTGTTCTGAATGCTGGTGAGCTAATCGGAGATACCGTTAGGTTTGGTGCTTCCCTTGGAAACGTCAAGGATACTGAGAACCCATTCCACAACAAATACGAGTGGGCTCTTTGGGACTTAGGGCGTGATGAGCTCGGAGCTCAAACGGGAGTGGGAAAGGTAGCTCAGGGATTCCTTGAATTTGGAGTTCTGATGCTCGGAACTGGCGGCTTTGGTGGACTTCCTGCTGCTGGTGCAAAGTTTGCTGCTGCTGGTAGTACCGCTGCAAAACTCGGCGTACTTGCTCAAGCTGGAGCTCGTGGAGCTGTCTCGGGCCTCCCAGCAGATCTGATCTCAGCAACACGTGGGGAGGGGAATCTCTCGACGCTGATCAAAGAGAACGCCCCTGATTGGTACCCAAGTTGGCTCACCGCCCTGGCTGTGGACGAGGATGACAGTCCGTGGGAAGCAGTATTGAAGACTGGACTTGAGGGCCCTGGATTAGGCTTTGCCGCTGATGCAGCAGGTGCATATCTGGCTGGTGTACGAGCCCTTCGCAGGGCTACGAAAGCTGGTGTCCCCGAAGAGCAAGCTGCCCAACAGGCAGTCAAGGAAGTTCAAGACATCCTGAATAACTCGCAGAGGGCTTCTTCAGCAACTATCACTTCCACTCGACCAAATCTGACGCCAGAGCAGTTCGTGCAAGAGCTAGAAGCCACAAAGGCTTCAGACCCTTCAACGTACTGGTCAGTTGACTCTGTAGACCTTGCCAAAGCGACTGAGGGCCGAATCATCACCGTTGAAGGTGGTGGTGGTCTCGTTGGACCTGATGGAGACATCAAAGGTGTCTACAAGGTGCCAGGTGGGCCTAGTGGTGTTGGTGATGCAGTAGTCCAGGAGGCTATCCGTCAAGGTGGGATCAAGCTCGACAACTTTGATCTCCCAAACCTCCGCAAAATATACGAACGGAATGGTTTCCGGGTAGTAGGGCAGGTGCCCTTTGATCCTCAATACGCCCCTCCTGGTTGGGACGAGGCTCTGCACGGTAAGCCGCCCGTAGTGGCAATGGTGTACGACCCTGACAAGTTGATAGCAGCAGACAAGCTGAACAAAAGCTTCACTGACTACGATCAACTGATCGACTACCGAGATGGCTTTGTCCCTGGACTACAAACACGATATCGTGGTGATCAGTCTGTACGGAATCAGCTAAAAACCAGTAGCTTTGCCGATCACTTTACACGTTTACCAAATGGAAACAGAGTAGAGTGGAGGATACGTCAAGACAACGATATTGAACAAGCGTACACACTACCCAGTGGCACAAAGGTTTACGAAGTAACCTGGGACATGAGCGGCGACGATCAATTGATCGGTCCTTATGGAAGGAAGGTTGTTTCTGATTTCCACCGCCTTGCTCGAACCGAGTTCGATCCTGGGACAGTGCTAGTTAACTTTCCCGCTGATGACACGTATGGTCGTGGTTTGAGTGGTGCTCAGGCTAGGCGTCGGGGTGATGTATCCCGCTTGACCCCTGAGGTTGATGCGCGGGCAAAAGCCCTCTATGCAGAGGAGCTGCACGACGCAATGCGTGGAAGCGTTGACGAGGTTTGGGCGGGATTCACTGATGCTCAAAAGCTAGAATACGCAACCAACAAGAACCTCCTAAGCGAGGTAAAAGCAATACCAATCCGCCAACGCCTATATTCGCGTGCCGGATTTGGCCCCGTGAGTAATGAGGGTGCTCAACTTGCCGTTGTACGTTCAGCTCCTGATGGCCGAGGGCGCTGGCTAGCACCCCTGGATCCCAATGATCCTGCCAAAGCACTAGAGGCAGTAAACAGGCAACGCCCATATCTGCAAAGAGCACAGACACAACTTAGTCAGTTTCGTCAGTTCGATGCAATAGAAGAATTTGTAACCAACTTTAAGCAACAAAGCTATGAGAGCTATGCTCAGGCTAATAACCTTGGTTCAATAGAAGAAGCCATCAGCCGGTGGCTTAGTGAATACGGTGAACCACCACGTGTAACACCAACACAACTTGCCAGGGTTCAACAAGAAGCATATCAGGCAGATCCACGGACTGCACGACTGCAAAACCTAATCTCGCAGTCAGAGCGTGGGATCCCCGTAACCTGGGATGATGTTGCTGAGGTTGTTCCTGAGTACTTCGCTGCTGGAAGCAGGGAAATCACTGAGCTGCATCCAAATGTATTTCAAGAGGTGCGGTTTGCTCAACCAGATAGACCTTCATTTATTGATCCAGCTACAGGCAACACTCCGGCATGGGGCTATGGCGTGAATGTTGACTACCGCTCTTTAGAGGACTTCTCTGAAGAGGGAGTAGCTGACTTCATTGCTAGGAACCAAAATATCCTGTCAAGGGAAGATGCCTTCTTGAAGGCTAGCGTTGGTGAGAATGGTCCAGTAGTTGAGATCGTTCGAGTCCTAGAAGATCAGGATGAAGCTAGATTCCTTGGAAGTCTCTTTGATCAGCCAGCTATTGATGATATCAATCTGGTGAATCAGATTCCTATGGGAGGTGGGGATTCTCTTCGCTACACCCAGGGCGATCACCTGCGTACTCAAACCGGAAGGCCCTTTGAACAGCGTACAATCGATTCCACTACGGCAATTGGACAGCAGCTTGAAGCTCGCCAAGGCTTAGAAATGGGAGTTAGAGGTGGTTCACAACCCACTGTCACTCAAGCCCAGCTAAGCCGCATTGCCAGGTCGATTGGTGATGAGCCTGCCCAGATTCTGAGGCAGATGGTGAGGGAGAACCCCGTTGACCTGCAAGAGCTCTCTTCGATCAGCCGTATGCCTGTTGAGCAGATCGTTGAAGACGCTGCACGAGGCATTCAAGATGCCTTGGGAACCACTGGTGAAGTGGACTTCAACAAGCTCTTGACTATGAACGTAGGAGAGGATTCTCTTCTTACTCAGGCGGGTATTGTCCAGGTCCGTGGCCTGATGCAAGAAATAACAAGCCGCCTGTACGAGTCAAGCTACAACATCATGAAACTTGGGGAAGCCGATATGGACTCGTTCCCTCAAGTTGAGATTATGGTTGATAACCTAAAGGCACTGCTTAGAGTTCACAAAGAAAGCGCTAACGCCTACAGCCGGATGCTTTCTGCCTACAAGATCAAAGTTCCTGGCCTTGGCATCGAGATTAGCAATCCATTCAGCCCTCCTCCCTTGGAGAAGGTTACTGCAGAGCTGAAAGCTGCTGACAAGGTACTTGATGACCTTGTTTCCAAGCTGGCATCTGGAGAGCCTAGTGCCCAGCGGGAAGCTTGGAGGATTGCTAATGCTCTGCTTCTGGCAGATGGTGATGCTACTAAGACGATCCACCTGAGCAAGTATCTGAAAGAGATCAGCATGGGTCAGGCGCTGAAGATCATGTACAACTCCATGTTGTCTTCGCCCAAGACTCAGATCGTCAACCTGATGTCTAATGCAATGAACACCATGTACAGGCCAGTTGCTGGCTTTGTGGGTGGTGATGCAAAGGTCAAACAGGCTGCTATTGCTTCGCTCTATAACTTCCACGACACTCTGAATGCTGCCTTCACTATGGCTAAGAAAGCCTGGGCAGATGGACCCATTACTGAAGGATCCAAGATGATGATCCGTCAGGGTGAAGAGGAAGCTCGTCTACAACTCCTGCAACGGGCTGTTGAGGTAAGTGGAGATCAGGCGCTGGCTAGGGGTGTGAACTTTGTCACCATGCTCAAGGCGATGGCTGACTTCCCCTTGTTCAGTTGGCCCAGCAAGCTGTTGACCACCTCTGACGAGCTCTTCAAGACAATGATTGGGCGGATGGAATACAACACCCGCACAATGCTGAAAGCAATTGAAGAGTCTACGGGTAGTGGTCAGACTATTACGGAGACATTTGAGCGTCTGCTCCAGGAAGGAACAGATAAAGCATTCGATGCCAAGACGGGTGCCTTGAAAGATGAGGACCTGATTGCTGCTGCTAAGGATTCAACCTTCCAGACAGACCTGGAGGGGGCTGCTAGGTCCTTTGCTGATCTGATCAATGAGTTCCCCCCACTCAGGCCGTTCTTCCCCTTCGTGAAGACTGGCCACAACATCATGGTCTTTGCAGCATCTCACGTTCCATATCTGCATAAAGCCCTTGGGGAGTACAAGGCAGTGATGGAAGGTGAAGATGAATATGCCAAAGCCATCTGGAAAGGTAGGGAAGCAGTTGGTAGATTCATTGTCATCAGTGGGGCAGCGGCTGCTTTTGCTGATCACATCACTGGCAATGGTCCCCCGGACCCAGCAGAGAGGAAAGTGTGGTTGCAGACCAATGCAGCCCGCTCGATCCGAGTTGGTGAGTACACAGACAAGGATGGCAACAAGAAAACCAAGTGGTTTGACTACAGCAGGATTGAACCCTTTGGTCAGATCCTCTCGGCTGTAGCTGACCTGGTACAGATGTCGAAGTATGGCTGGAGGAATGGTCTAGGTGAAGAGCAACGGGAATACCTCGCGGGGTATCTCACGTATGCCATTGCCATGAACCTGACTAACAAGTCATACATGCAAGGTGTTGTGCCTCTGGGTCAGATGCTTACACCTGGCTGGCAGGGCCTTTCAACCCTATCGAAGCTGCCTGCAGAGGTTGCTAACAACTTCATCCCTCTGTCTGGAGCTCGTAGGTCCCTGGCCAACGGACTAAACCCATACATGCAGGAATACGACGGTGCTTTGCAGCGTCTGATGTCCACAGCATCAGCAGGACTGTACAAACTTCCAATTAAGTATGACTACCTTGATGGCAAGCCTATGTTCTCACCTAGCGGTGGGGTCAATGCGCTTCTTCCGTTTGCTGTTCAAGATAAGAATGCTGATCCAGTGCGTCTTGCTCTGACAAACATTGAGTTTGAGAGCAGCGATGTTATGAAGTCAGTGTCAGGCGTGAAGCTAAAGCCTGAACACATCTCCAGAGTGCAACAGTTGATGGGACAGAGCGGTCTGTACCAAGAACTGAAGAAGTTAGTCACACATGAGAACTTCCCCAAGGTTGTGGAGCAGTATCGAAGTGACCTCAGGGCAGGAATTGCAGGTGACAAGAGGAATCAGTTCTTCTATCGGGAGATTTTGAGGATCCATGAGCGCTATAGAGATGCAGCACTTGATCGAGTCAAACAAGAATTCCCAGAACTGGTAATCGATATCAATAAAAACAGAAATCAGATCACATCAGCCCGTCGCGGGTCTATGGAGGCTAACAAGCCTCAGCAGAGCTTTGAGAATCTCGTAAATCTGCCTATTAAGTAATGGCAACAATTGAAAATAACTACGTAGGGAACGGGTCAACCGTTCTCTACTCTTTTACTTTCCCATATCTTAGAGAGAGTGACGTTAAGGTAACAGTTAACGGCACCCTTACAACTTCATACACCTTTGCCAACGCTACCACCCTGCAGTTTAATACGGCCCCCGCTAACGGGGCCGCTATTAGGATCTATCGATCAACAGATGATTCTACTCTGCTTGCCACTTTCTACCCAGGTTCTGCCATCCGGTCTCAAGACCTGAATGAGAACTTCATTCAGAACCTGTATGTCACCCAAGAGTCCGTCAACTTTGCAGCTGGAGCCAATACAAGGGCTACTACAGCACTGGCAAATGCAAACACGGCTATCAGCACTGCCAACGCTGCAACATCAACAGCTAACACTGCTTCAAGCAATGCTGCTGCTGCTGTAAGCACAGCTAACACAGCCTCTAGCAACGCATCTGCTGCTGTTTCCACAGCCAACACAGCCTCTTCTAACGCTGCTGCTGCTGTTTCAACAGCCAATACAGCGTCTAGTAACGCCTCTGCTGCAGTCAGTACAGCCAATACAGCGTCTTCTAACGCCTCAGCAGCAGTCTCAACAGCTAACTCTGCATCGACTACGGCTGCAGGCGCTGTTTCAACGGCAAATGCTGCCACCAACACAGCTCAACAGGCTGTAAACACAGCCAACTCTGCAGTCTCAACCGCTAACGGTGCGGTGAGCACTGCAAACAGTGCTACCTCTACGTCCAACACGGCCCTGAGTAACGCTAACAGCGCAATCACGACAGCAAATAATGCTTCTGCAACGGCTAACCAGGCGATTAGCGCTGTTGCTAACGCCTTGCTGTACAACATTGTTGCCACTAAGAACTCAATACCACTATCACCAGCCAATAACGATGCTGTGGAGGTCACAGACTCAACTGGCATCCAAACCTTTACTCCTTTGATCGGACTTCCCTATGGGTTCAAAGGGGACCCAGGTCTGAGTGTTCGGATTAAGTACAGCAGTGCAGCAGGAAGCTGGGTATGGCTTCAGTATTTCCCCAATGATCCTGACAACCGCTATGCAGTTGTTGAGTTAATTGATGGTGGGAACTTTGTTAATGGCTCTAGCACAGTAAACGGTTCAAAAATTCTTGACGGAGGTACCTTCTAATGCCTACACCTACTTATCGTACTCCTGTTCGCATTGCTCGGGGTACCTACGCAAACCTGAACAGCAGTCTTGCTGACATCCTTGAGGGGGAAGTTGTTTATGCAACTGACCAAGATAAGCTGTATGTCAAAGAGAACAACGCTCTTGTCAGCACTCAAGCTGATCTGAGCGGATATCTGACCTCTGCGACAGCAGCAAGTACATACCAGACGCAATCTGGTATGTCTTCTTATCTGACTACTAGTGCAGCGGGTTCTACTTATGCACCTCTTGCATCACCCACCTTCACGGGTACGGTCACAATCCCTGCTGGTGCTTCGATCAGTGGCTACCTGGACACCAGCACCGCTGCTTCTACCTACCAGACCCAAGCTGGTATGAGCAGCTATTTGACCACCAGTGCTGCTGGGTCCACATATGCACCTCTGGCCAGCCCAACCTTTACGGGGACGGTCACCATTCCCGCAGGGGCAAGCATCTCGGGTTATGCAGCTCTTGCATCAGCCCAGAGCTTCACTGCTGCTCAGCGTGGAACAATCAGCGCCCTTGGCGCATTGGCGGCCGGTACCACCACGCTTGACTTTGCCACCGCCAACCACTTCTCCCTGAGCCTTCCCGCTGGAGGCACAGTCACTCTGGCAACGCCCAGCAACATCACTGCTGGTCAAAGCGGGTGCATCGTCATTACGCAGAACGCCTCAACGGCAGCGCAAGTTGCATACTCGACTGCCTGGAAATGGAAAGGAGGCGCACCGCAAATGAGCACAACGCTCAGCAGCGTCAACGTCATCGCCTACTTCGTTGAGTCTGCTAGTCGTATTACGGCGCAGCTCCTCGACAACACGGTGAACTGATATGAGTATTCCAGGAAACGCAAATCCGCTTCTGCTTCGTAGTGCTAGCACTGCATCTGCGGGTATTTCCAGAAGTCTCAGATTCAACAGTAGTGACAGTGCCTACTTGTCCCGCACCCCCGCATCTGCTGGCAACCGCAAGACCTGGACCTGGGCGGGGTGGGTGAAGCGGAGCGCACTTGGCACGACGCAAAACCTGTTCTCTACAGGGACAGGGACAAATTCCGCGATGTATTTATACTTCAACAGCGACAATTATTTGCAGTATTGGGATCTGCGCGCTGGCGCTAACAACCTAGTATTACGAACAAATGCCGTTTTTAGAGACACTTCGGCATGGTGCCATGTGGTTCTAGCGGTAGATTACTCTGCTGCTACCAGCACCAACAGAGCAAAACTGTACGTTAATGGCGTTGAGCAAAGCTATGGAGTGGCTACATACCCCAACACAACCGAAGACAGCTACGTCAACGCTGCAGTTGCTCATTACATTTCCGACTCTAGTGGATACTTCAACGGCTACCTAGCCGACATCTACTTCATCGACGGCCAAGCGCTGACCCCCAGCAGCTTCACCGAAACCGACGCCACCACCGGCCAGCTCATCCCCAAGGCATTCTCGGGATCATACGGCTCGCAAGGCTGGCATCTGGAGTTCGCGGACAACAGCAGCAACACGGCGACCACATTAGGGAAGGACACTAGTGGCAACGGGAACAACTGGAGTCCACAGAACCTGTCGGTCACCGCTGGTGCAGGCAACGACTCCCTCGTAGACGTTCCCACTAACGGGGCGCAGACGGATACGGGCGTGGGGGGTGAGGTGCGGGGGAATTACTGCACGCTCAACCCGCTTGGGGGCAAGTCCACAGTTACGCTCGCCAACGGGAATCTGGAACGGACTGGTGGCGCTAACAACAAAATGGGCACCATCGGAATGTCCAGCGGAAAATGGTACTGGGAAATTGTTTGCACGAACCTTACCGGCAGCGCATTTAATGGCGTGACTCAGTACAGCCACGAACCCGACGATTATGCGCTTAATTACACGTATAACGCCAGCGGGACCAAATACGTTGCAGCCGTAGAAACTTCATACGGCGCGAGTTACGCAGTAAACGATGTCATCGGCTTTGCTTATGACGCCGACAATGGTTCATTGGTCTGCTATAAGAATGGCGTATCGCAGGGAACACTTGTTAGTGGCCTGTCTGGCAAAACGCTATTTCCTTTGACAAGATCAGACAGTAATGCCGTCATGGTGTGCAACTTCGGCCAACGCCCCTTCGCCTACACGGCTCCCAGCGGCTTCAAGGCGCTCTGCACGGCCAACCTGCCCGCACCATTAGTCACAAAGCCTAATACGGCGATGGATGTGGTGACTTATACGGGCACCGGTGCGTCAAGGAGTATTACTGGTTTAGGATTTAGTCCTGATTTTGTCTGGATTAAAGACCGCAACGGCGGCGGCCACAATTCTTACGATATTGTCAGAGGAGCCAGCGTTTACCTGGCGTCTGAATCAACAAACGCAGAAGGAACTGACACCGATGCGTTGACTGCATTTAACTCAGATGGCTTTTCGCTTGGCAGTGGTTATACCGTAAAAAGCGCTAACGGCTCTGGACGCCCCTACGTCGCCTGGGCCTGGGACGCCGGGACTGGTTCTGCAGTGTCCAACCCAGATGGCTCCATCTCTAGTCAGGTGCGAGCTAATACGACGGCGGGGTTTTCAATCGTTACTTATACGGGAAACAATACACAGGGCGCAAGCGTGGGTCACGGATTAGGCGTTGCTCCGTCGATGATTATTGTCAAAAACCGAACTTCATCTGGACCTAGTTGGGCTGTCGGACACACAGCATTGGGCGGATGGAACAAAGTTTTGTATTTGAACCTGACAGATGCTGTTGCAACGCAACCAGAGCCTTTCAACGGAACCACTCCTACATCAACCGTTTTTCAACTTTGGGATAGTTCTTCAACTAACTCAAATGGTGCCAACTACGTTGCATACTGTTTCGCCGCAGTAGCCGGGTACTCTTCTTTTGGCAGCTACACCGGCAACGGCAGCGCATCTGGTGACGGCCCATTTGTATTCTGTAATTTCCGTCCTAGGTGGATTCTTACCAAGCGAACTGACAGTACAAATAACTGGACGATCATCGACGCATCACGAAACAGTTACAACGTAAGCAATAGCGCCTTGTTCCCGAATCTTTCTGCTCAGGAAAGCACAAACGCTGAATACGCTTTCGACATCCTGAGCAACGGGTTCAAGGTAAGAGGCACTCCCGGAGATTCGGTCAACGTCTCAGGAGCTACATACATTTATGCCGCCTTCGCCGAATCGCCCTTCAACTACGCCCGCGCCCGCTGACCCCACTAGAGAACAAGACTAATACGGAACATTATGTTTATTCTGAACGAAAAACCAATTAGCCCTGACGTTGCCTTTGCGCACGAGGGCGTTCAATATCCTGCCAACTGGATCCGTCTTGCCTCACCTGAAGAGCGGGCAGCCATTGGCATCACGGAAGAGCCTGACCCAATCCCGGTCGATCAGAGGTTCTATTGGGATACAGGTATTCCTAAGGATCATGCCCAGCTTGTAGAGCAGTGGGTAGGCCAAGTTAAGCAAACTGCTGGCTCCCTCCTTAGCCAATCCGATTGGTATATCACCCGCTTTGCTGAGACGGGCCGTGAAGCCCCCCAGAGCGTCCTTGAGCGTCGTGCTGAGATTCGCTCCCTAAGCAATGAAAAGGAGGCCTTCCTGAGGCTTACAGAGACCACTGACGAGCTTGCTGCGTATGTCACTGGTCCTGACTTCAGCGTCTGGGAGGTTGTACCTGTCCCTGAAGAAGTCATCACGGTTATCGATCAGGTTACCTCTGGCTCCGTGATTACTGATAGCACTCTCTTTAGTGCAAGCAACGAAGACACCATTACCCTTACCAACTAATCATCATGCTTACCCTTCTTGGCGTCAAGGTTTCGGTTGAAACCATCGCATTCTTTGCACTGTTCCTGGCCAGCGAGGTCGTTGGTAACAGCAAGCTCAAGTCCAACAGCATCGTTCAGTTGCTGGCCACTATTGTCAATGGCCTGCGTCCTATTCGTAAAGAGGATGAGCAACTGGATGCCATTCGTCGAATCATTAGCGGTCGGTGAAAATGATCAGCATCCTTGACGTTGTTAAGAACTACAAGGGTCTGCCACACCAAAACGAAGCTCTGAGGGCCCTGGAGGACACTCTGGGGCCTTATTTCTTGGCTGATGACCAGAAGTGGGTCAAGCTTTGGAGAACGCCTCAGAGGGTCAAAGAGGCCCCTATCAAAGGTGATCAAAAGTTTGAGAACTCGTGGTCAGGCATTAAAGCCTGTGCAGCTAAAGCTGGAGCCAAGTTCCCTGAAGTAGTGGCAGCCCAATGGGCATTGGAGTCAGCCCGTGGAACGATTCTGTCTGGCAGAAATAATTTCTTTGGTATCAAAGGTCCAGGCACAATCAAAACGACCTGGGAAGACTATGGCAAGGGTGCGGTGATCATCAAAGCATCCTTCATGGACTTTGCTACCCCTTTTGATTGTGTGAATCACCTCGTAACTCAGTGGTACAAAGACTACAAGGGATACAAGGGAGTTAACAGGGCGAAGACAAGAGAAGAATGTGCAATCCTTCTCAAGAGGGAAGGTTACGCAACAGATCCGGCCTATAGCCAAAAGCTAATCAAGATCATGAACGACAATGCTTGAAGCAATCATCACTGGTGTTGTCTCACTGATTATTGGAGCAAGTGGGGGTATGGCTGCTGTGACCTCTAGGACCAATTCCAGAATCTCTGACCTTGATAGGCGAATCGATCAAATGGAGTTACGTGTAGCGGAGAAGTACGTACCACGTTATGAACTCACGTCTGCTCTACAGAAAATGGAGGATCACATGATCCGAATTGAAAACAAGTTAGATCAGATCGTACTGAGAAATGGCTAATGAACAACGGGCAACAGAGGAGCAATTTAATGAGCTTCACACTCTTGTTACTCAAGAGTTTTTAAGCCGTATCAAATCAGGTGAGGCATCTACTGCTGATCTTCGAGCTGCGATTGAATGGCTAAAGGCTAATGACATTACTGGTGTAGCCATTGAGGGCAGCCCTCTTGCCGGGCTTGTTGGCCTGATTCCTGAGCTGACTTTAGAAGACATGAGCCCTCAGGTGTAACAATGGCCAACTACAACCCGTACAAGAAGAACCCTAAACTTAGGGCCAAGAAGAACGCGTATCAGCGTAAATACAACAAGAAACCTAGCGTCAAGCAAAAGTCAGAAGAGCGTTGGACTGAGCGCAGACGTAGAGGTATCGCTGGTAAAGGTGGCAAAGACCTGAGCCATACAAAAGGAGGTGGGATGGTCCTGGAATCTCCTTCCAAGAATCGAGGCCGTAATGGCAAGAACGGTAAATCAACACTGAAGTAACTGACCCAATGAGCCACCGATGGAAACCCCCCGAAGCCTCATGCACGATTTGCTCACATTCAGAAGCAGTGATGCTAAAAGAATGTGGAGAGACGAGATCAGGCGAAGGGATAAAAACCAGTGTGTGTATTGCGGCTCCACAGAAGATCTGACAATTGATCATGTCAGACCAAGGTCAATGGGCGGTCCAACGACAGCAAGCAATTGCGTGACTGCCTGTAGATCTTGTAATCAATCCAAGGGTTCACTACCCGTCAATATCTTTCTTCAAATACAAGCTTCTTAATTATGACTGCTCAAGTTTTTCCGGCTAACGTTAAGCCCGCTTCGGCTCTGTCTCTGTGTAAGCACGAGGCAGAAGCAGCAACCACAATCGATGCTACTGCTGATGCTGCTCTGGCTGGCATCACGACTGCCAGCACTGTTGGTGATGTTCTCGACATCCTCAGTGCTTGTGTAGCTCGTGCTAACGCTGTCACTTCAACCAGCATCGGCAAAGCTACAAGCGTCAAGTACTGATATGCCAGCCCCCACTTTTGCGGTAACGCCAAGTATGCGTTACCTCTGGGGGGCCCTTACTTCTGACACCATCTCCAAGATGAGTGGGGGAAGAATCCCCAAGATGACACCCCAGCAGGCTGCCGGTCTGCTGGGTTCTTGGATTGTGGAAACAGGAAGGCAGGGCCTAGACAAGCTTGATGTTGTTGAAAGGGGAGCAGCCGCAGGAAGGGGACTGTCACAGTACACGGGCATGAGGCGTATTGCTTATGACAATGCAAGAGCCAAAGCCATTAAACAAGGGATTGATCCGAACAGCCCCCAATGGCAGCTTCAATACTTTGTAGAAGAGTACACAGGTAAGCACGATCCCGCTCCTGGGCAAAGCTTGATTGGCTACACCCGTGTCTTTGAAGGTGCTCCTAAAGCAGGGACACCAGCAAAGTATGCAAGCTATTACACAGGTTCTGCTGTAGCAGGAAAGGGCTACTTCAGGCCCAGTGTCCCCCATACCGAAAAGAGAGCTCAACTGGCCGAACAGGTCTATCGAGCCCTGACGCAGCAACAGCAACAAGAGCTTCAAATCCCACAACAACAGAATCAACCCGCAACAGGTCAAAGACCGTTCTGGGAAGCGTTGGGTATTCCTCCGATTCGGTGGAACTCGTCCCAACTGGAGATCCCCCAAGGCCCACACACCCCACTACCAACACCAGGCTGGAGCCCAAGAGAAATCAAACCACCTGGTAACCCGAATTATCGGCCACCCGCTCAATACGAAAGGATCCTTCCTGATGGGCGAATGGTGCCGTTTGCGTAGCACCTATGAACGTTAATGATTTAGACCGCAAGCTTCGAGAAGAGTTCAAACTGTTTCTAACACTGATCTGGAGGGAGCTAGGACTCCCAAAGCCCACACGGGCTCAACTGGCGATTGCTGACTATCTGCAACACGGCCCTAAGCGTCTCCAGATCAGCGCTTTTCGTGGAGTTGGAAAGTCCTGGATTACAGCAGCATTTGTGCTATGGACTCTCTACAACGACCCGGACAAGAAGATCATGGTGATCTCGGCTTCCAAGGAACGAGCCGACAACTTCTCGATCTTCTGTCAGAAGCTCATTCTCGATATTTCTTGGCTCAACCATCTGGGTCCCAAATCAGAAGATCAGAGGTGGTCGCGGATCTCCTTCGACGTAGGGCCAGCAAAACCCCACCAGGCTCCCTCTGTCAAGTCTGTGGGCATCACAGGTCAGATGACTGGATCCCGTGCCCATTTAATGATCTTTGATGACGTTGAAGTTCCCCTGAACTCTGCTACAGATATGCAGCGGGAAAAGCTCCTGCAACTAGTGACTGAAGCGGAGTCAATCCTTACCCCAGATGAGAGCAGCCGAATCCTGTTTTTAGGCACACCTCAGTCTACTTTTACAATCTACAGAAAGCTCGCTGAGAGGTCCTACAAGCCCTTTGTTTGGCCCGCTAGGTACCCACGTGAGGCCAGGGGGTATGAAGGCCTCTTAGCGCCGCTTCTAGTGGCCGATATGGACAACGGGGCAGAACCCTGGGCTCCAACAGATAGTCGCTTTACGGACTTCGATCTGCTTGAACGAGAAGCCGCAATGGGCAGGAGCAACTTCATGCTCCAGTTCATGTTGGACACCTCCCTCTCTGATGCGGAGAAGTTCCCCCTTAAGTTCCAAGATCTAATCGTAACCCCGATCGGGGAAGAGTGTGCAGAACGTTATGCTTGGTCATCTGATATACGCTATTGCCTTAAAGAACTGCCTGCTGTGGGTCTTCCTGGAGATCGGTTCTACAGTCCCATGTTTATTGACGAAGGAATCGTTCCTTTCGATGAAACGATTGTATCGGTCGATCCGTCGGGACGAGGAACTGATGAAACTGTGGCCTGCGTCCTTTCGCAAGCTAATGGCTACGTATTCGTCCGTGATCTAAAGGCTTACCGTGATGGCTATAGTGACGATACTCTGTCTGACATTATTCGTCTTGCTAAGCGTTACAAGGCGTCTCGACTCCTAGTTGAATCCAACTTTGGGGACGGCATGATCTGCGAACTCTTTAAGCGTCATGCCATCCAGATGCAAGTACCCATCGACATCGAAGAAGTCAGAGCAACAGTAAGAAAAGAAGAACGCATCATCGATACCCTGGAACCAGTCATGAACCAGCACAAGCTGATCATTGACCCCAAGGTGTTCGACTACGACTACAAGTCCAACCCTGATTCCCCTCCTGAGAAACGCCTGGAGTACATGCTCATGTACCAGATGTCCAGGATGTGTCGGGAGAAAGGAGCCGTCAAACACGATGACCGTATTGACGCTCTGGCTCAAGGGGTGAAGTGGTTCATCGATGCCCTTGCCCAGTCTGCCTTCCAGGCCCAAGCCATCCGTAAACATGAGGAATGGCAAGCCATGATGACGGCCTTTGAAGACCACCCTCACCTGGCTACTGATGCCCTGGTGTTGGGCAAGAGCTTTAAGACCCTGACACCTGCCCACAAGCCTGTCTACGACTGGACTCCTAAGGGTCGGTAGTTTTGATAAACCATGTTTACAGGGGAAGTGGTGCTCCCCTGAGGGTCGTAAGACACGATCCGTGTGGATATGCGGTGATGAATCGAGGCCCTTCCGTTTTACATGGGGGGCCTTCCCCCTAGCCCACAAGACCAAACAATTGACCGTAGGAGTGAGATAGCAACACTCCCGCTAAAGGGTTTCCGGCCGCCCTTTAGAAGACACAAAACCTACCGGCCCCGGCCTCCGTAGGAGGAAGACAGAAGGAGGAAGGGCGTAGCCCTGACGACCTGATGTCTGACTCCCCAGGAACACAGCGAAGCTGGTGGGGTTTGAGGATTGGCGTTAGCCAAGACTCAATCACCCTCACCCTGAGCTGTCATACACTTTGTATTATAACATGTCAGTATCATTAGTATCAGTTACTCCTAAAGCAGAACAGCTTATTGCTTACTGTGCAAGAGTCTCTAACCCTTCAAATCAGGATAACCCTGACAGTGAGAAGCTGATACGATACCTCATCAAACATAACCACTGGTCTCCATTCGAGATGGCTCATGTTGTCATGGAGATCAACACCACCAGATCTATTGCAGCTCAGATCCTTAGACACAGATCCTTCTGCTTCCAAGAGTTCTCTCAACGGTATGCAGAAGTAAGCCTAAGACCAGAGTTACCGAAACTCCGCAGGCAAGACCTTAAGAACAGACAAAACAGCATCGATGATCTTCACACCAGTACTACTGAATTCTTTGACAGGAAGATTGGTGAACTGTTCTGTCAAGCTTACGATGTCTATCAACAACTGTTGGAAGCCGGAATAGCCAAAGAGTGTGCCAGAGAAGTCCTGCCCCTCTGCACGCCGACCCGCCTGTACATGGCAGGAAGCGTGAGGTCCTGGCTTCATTACATTGACCTTAGGGCTGCTAACGGTACCCAGAAGGAACACCAAGACATCGCTCTTGAGTGCAAGAAGATCCTGGTAAAAGCGCTACCAACCATTACCGCAGCTATGTGGACAGATGAAGATTAAAACCCACGGCATTCTAGAGCTCTGCATAGAGCAGGGGATAGAAACTGCGTTAGGTAGTTTCTCACCTTGCCCCAATAACTCTCTAGGTCTCAGCATTGCAATTGAAAAAGAAATCTGGCTACTGCTAGACAAGATGTTGGACTTTGATGATGAGTTCCCCAATACATGATCGGTTAGTCCTTCATGAGTTCAAACAGCTCTATCAATCCCTGACCTCCTACCTACCCAAACCCCTGGCCTATTTGGTCTATGGAGTGTTGGTCTGGTTAGAGGGTCATTACATCTCAGCCAAAGCCTCATCAACCGTTACTCAAGCTATCCGTGAGTTTGAACAACAAGAGATCCCTCCCCCACCTTTGACAGCAGGGGTCTACTCAGAAACAGGTCAGGGGTTCTTTGACGAGATGCGTATCACCGCTCGTTACCGAACAGATGAATCCAAGTCAACGTGAGAGGGCCCTAGAAGAGGCTCTAAGGGCTGTAGAGGCTAAAGGCAATACAACCCTTGCTCAGAGCATTAGAAAGGCCTTAAAGGAGCTCAGAGGGGCCTCTGATCAAGGGATCCCTGGGGGCTCTTGACATAGGACTCCAAAACAAAGGCCATCAGGTTGCTTAAGCTCCGGCCCTCGAAGTCGCTCTTCCCGATCAAAGACTGGTACGTAGCCCAAGACACCGTTGTCGTGATCCGTACAGGCTTACGGGTGATGAACGGTGGTTGTGCTGCAGCAGGTCTTGCCTGGGGTAGCCATGATGAAGTCATCAGCTCAATCTCTGGTTGAGTTGGTCACGAGGTCAGGTGGTGTCCGCCACGCTGGCCTCACCCCTATGTCCTACACATCACAGCGTCTCGTTGTCAACCAAGGTGCAGATCTGCTGCATTGATGATGAGAGGGGTCTAGAAGGCTCTAGAAGGGGCTTTGAGATGTTGATGGGTAGGGTTTGACCTTTGAGAAGGTAGAGGGGCCTTGTAGGGGCTCCTGGAGGGGGGTAAGTAATTTGACAGAAATTTCCAAAGGGAGATACGTAGGGCGTTCCGGCGGCCTACCCCCCAATGCCCCCTCCCCTTCTCAAAATTCAGGGGGGTGGGGGTGCTTCTGTGCCAGCCCAAGGCCCGGCAGCAGGGTAGATCCACTGCAATGACTGGGATCTCATTAGATTAAGGATCTAGCGACAGCACCAGGGGCCAAGGCTATGCATGTAGACGCATAGATCACCCCAATTCTCGAGGATCTGTAGCCCGAAAGGCAAATAACCTATCGACTTACCGTATAATCTATGACACGACGCAGACCCAACCCATCGCTCCAACGCCACATCAACGCCATCTACAAACGATCCCTAACTGATCTCTGGCGCAAGATCGACAAAACCCTGGAGCTTGTCCCTGAGGGAGCTGACCTGGATGCCAACGAGCAGGCTGCTCACCTGGTCCAGGACGTGTGGGCTATTGAAGAGGAATGGATTCTGGATCCTGATCGACGGGCCATGTTGAGCATGGTCCAGTGTGTGGACAGCGACCCAGATGAGGATGACAACAGGGCTACCGTTTGAAGATGTGCCAGAGCAGGCGCTGCTCACGGTGGGCCACCTTGAGGCCAATCCAAGTGTCATGCAGCTTGGCCTGCCACGTTCGTCCTGGGGGATCCTCCCAAAGCTTGTCAGCTAGGGGATACAGCTTCTTGTAGCAGTTGGAGCAGATGTCCCCACCTGATAAGTAGGGGGCTTTGTGCTTGCAGTGGGAGCACCGTGGCCACGTGGATCTGGGCATGGGATGGCCTTAATTCTGTAAAAAAGATTAAATGTGCTCTAGGTCACTTGCACTCCGCCAAGTGATGCGGCATATTTGGCGCATGGATGAGGTAAGGGCGGACTTGACAACCGTTCCACTGCCACCCCCGCCTGAAGCGAGAGGCACCTGGGTTCCGCCCGACAGAGAGGGGAATGTCCAGGGATGAGGGAGCAGCAGGAGTGCTGGCTCTGGGTTCGACACCACCTCGTCCTGTTGGGGCTTCATACAGGGGCTCCACCACTTCCATTCTACCAACCATGTACGTCTATTGCTACGACGTGACCTACCAGGTTGATCGTCGGACCCCAGAACATCAGGTGCCTGTCCTGGCTCAGGACCTTGAGGGCGCCATTGATTCCATCCTCAAGCTGCTGCCTCTTGAGCGTCACCAGCTCAAGCGGGTGGTACCTCGCTACATCGGTTATTGATTCCACTAAGCCAAGCTCATGATCTTCTGCACGCACTCCGCTGCTGTCACTGCTGCCCGTCTTGCTGGTGGACAGCCCGTCAGCACTGCTGCTCTGGCCCATCTGGCTCTTGTTGAGCGGCAGATCAGGCAACGTACACGCTCTTAAATCGATTCCACTCAGCCAGGCGTGATGCTTGGGATCAAATCCCTCTGGGTGGTCTGGCGGTTTTAGGTCGCTGTCAACCGACAGCTCTAACAAGCCGCCTGTCATCACCTGCATGTACCAACCATGAACCGCTTTAGCGACCAAGCGGTAGGCCAACAGCTCAGGTCAGCGCTGTCTGGTGCTGCTGTTGTTGTTGCCCTGCTGTTTACTGCTGGCCAGATCTTTGGCCAGTGGGTGTACCAACTGAATGACGATGTGACTGCGTTGTTCACAGGAAACGTATTTCTGTGTCGATCAGACTACATCAGAAAACTCAGATCACGTGGCCTGAGTTTACGTGTAATTGCCACCCGAGTGGGAACTACACAGTACCAAGTTCGCAAAGCCCTTGGAGGCCCCATTAGTTGAAAACACTACTATTGACGGCCCAACCTTTGGAGGGTTGGCTCTACCCAAGGGACGAAGAAGTTGTTATTGTGGAGCGGCAATCGCTGATCCTTGAGCTAGCCAGCACCAAAGCGGACCCCTCCGACAAGGAGGAGTGGGCGGAGGCGTTGTTCTATTACGAGTTATTGAGCGACCTAGAGCTGGCGGACGCCTATCAGGACCTCCACGGCTATTAGTACACCTGAACCAAGACCTACCTATGGGCCTGAAGCCTTACTGCATCCTTTATAGAGACGAGACCAATCAGAGACGGGAGTTCTGCTGTTATGCGGAAGACGCATACCACGCTCGGGTACAGGCAACCGAGCTCATTCAGTACGTCCAGGATCACCCGCACGCAATCGACCACATCCGCTGTGAGAAGGACGACTTTGATTGGTGATCACTTGATTCCACTACTGCAACCTACATAGGTACAAATGCCCACACCACAGCAGATCGAGCGACAGATCAAGCTGGAAACTCAAGCCGTACAGGAGGGTATTGCCAAGCTGTACAGCAACACGCAACAAGCCGCAGACAGGGCCTACGCCTCTTCCACGGTCTATGCCAGGAAGATGATCAAGGAGGCCCTGCCTGCCATTACGGCAGAGATCAACCGCATCAGGGCCCATCGCCTGATGAGAGGCAAGGCGGGTCAAGCCCTAGCTCCCCTGGCTAAGCACACGCTCGGCATTGAGCCTGAGGTCATCGCCATGCTGACCATCAAGACCCTGTTCGATGTTTGCACTTCGCCAAAAGACAGGGATGATCTGCTAAACAACGTGATTGACCGGGTTGGTATTGCTGTTGAGCAAGAGGCCAAGTGGCGCTACTTCAACGAGCAAGACCCCAACCTGCTGAGCTTCATCAGCAACTACCACCACAAGGGCAAGGGCCTGCACTACAAGGACTACGACGCCACCCGTCGGTTCAAAGAAATGGGCATCCACTGGGAGCCTTGGCCCAGGAAGTCACGGGTACAGATCGGCACCGTCTTTGCTGATGCTGTCTGCCGGATCACGGGTTGGTGGCACAAGGTCACCAGGACACAGGGCACCCGACGCTCCACCCATCTGGTCCCAACAGCAGAGATGCTGAATGTGATCAAGGGTTTGATGGGACAGGCCGAGCTGTTCTCACCACTCAGTCTGCCCATGTTGGTTGAGCCCAACGACTGGAGCAACGAGAGAGCAGGGGGGTACCTGACCAACGAGGTCAGGAGGGGCAACAAGCTGGTCCGAACTTTTGGTAAACCATGTTTACAGGGAGAACAGCCGTTGGCCTTTCTGAACCACCTACAGAAAGTGGCCTATCGGATCAACCCGTTCATCCTTGACGTAGCCAGCCACTTGGAAATGGATGGCTACAAGATCGAAGCAGCCAAGTTCATCCCCGAAGACCTCAGGCCTCTGCCTGATAAACCACACGACATAGCCACCAACTATGAAGCCCGGTTCCTTTACCGCAAGCAAGCTGCTGAGGTCTATGACTACAACAGCACCTCGGTCAAGCGGAGCATCCGCACAAAGATCACCCTGTCCTTGGCCAAGCGGTTCGTCAAGGAAGAGCGGTACTACCTGCCCTGGTCATTCGACTATCGAGGCAGGGTCTACCCCATCCCTGCTTTCCTAACACCTCAGGACACGGGATTCGGTAAGAGCCTCTTGCTGTTCGCAGACGGCAAACCTCTAACAAGCCGCTCGTTGTACTGGCTGTACTTCCAATTGGCCACGACCTACGGGCTTGACAAGGCCACGATGGACGAGAGGCAGCAGTGGGCTGAGGCCAACACTGAGCTCTTCAGCCGGATTGCCCAGAACCCCATCGGTGAGATCAGCCAATGGGAGGGAACCAGTGAGCCCTTCCTCTTTTTGGCTGCCTGCGAGGAATACCACGCTTTAGTGGTTGCCAAAACCAGGAAGCTGTGTCACCTGCCCATTGCAGTTGACGCAACCTGCTCAGGTCTGCAGGTCTTGGCTGGACTAAGCCACGACAAGAGCACTGCTGCTCTGGTCAACGTGTTTCCAGGAGACAAACCGAACGATGCCTACAAAGCCGTAGCCAACGAGGTCAACCCCCAGTTGCCAAAGGAGTGGGACTTCGAGCTCAGCAGGTCTGATGTCAAGCGGGTGGTCATGACCATCCCCTACAACGCCAAGACCCTGAGCAACCGGAGCTACATCCGTGATGCCCTGACCAAACGGGGTATTGAGCTAGCTCCTGAGCAGCTCAGTGAGCTGGTACGGCTGACCCGTGGGGCGATGAAGAAGATAGTTCCAGGGCCTATGCAGGTCATGGAATGGCTGAACCGAGAGATCGGAGGGGCCATCAAGCGAGGTCTACCACACATCGAATGGACCACGCCTAGCGGCTTTGTCGTGAAGCAGGACCTAAGGCATGTGGAGACAGAGACGATCCAGAGCCACCTGATGGGCAAAATCAAGCTCAAAATTGGCACCTCTTTAGGGGAGCCTGACCTCAAACACCATAAGAACGCAGGAGCACCAAACCTGATACACAGCTTGGATGCATCAATCCTGCATCTGGGTTTGGTCAGTTTTGATGCACCGTTCACGGTCATCCATGACTCAGTGCTCTGTCTGGCCCAGGACATGGACCAACTCAACAGGGCTGTCAGGAGGGCCTACGCCACCTGCTTCACCGAGTTCAGCCCCTTGCATGACCTGGCCGAAAGGATCGGCGCTCTGACCCTACCTCCAATGGTCTACGACTTTGACCCTGCCTCCGTGGAGGGCTCTTCTTATTTCTTCTGTTGATCCCACTTGACCAACTATGCCCAAGCTAGACCCCAACGCCACACTGGTCGAACGTATCCAGTACTACGTTCAGACCCTGCAGATCGACAAAGGTAAAGCCCTGGCCCAGCTTGGGGACTACCTGGAGGAGTGCTATCTCTGGGATGTATCATTTGAGGATGAGGCTGCCTAACAAGCCTCAATCCCACATGGCCATCCATGACCGACCGCAAACCCATCCTCTCCAGTGAGCTCCTGTACAGGGCTTACCTGATGGTGGAGGTGCTCCGCTCCACTGGTGAGCGTGAGTTCCCGATGCAGCTGGCTTCCACATTCCTTTGGATTGCAGCCCATGACGGCTGTCGTCAAGAGGACGTGATAGAAGCCACGAGCATGAGTCCCAGCTCTGTGTCACGCAATGTGACCTGGCTCGGCCCGCAGCATCGCCTCGGGAAGGAAGGTCTGAGGTTGGTCAGACGGGAGCGTGATCCTGTGGATCCCAAACGGTGGAGGCTTTACCTCACACCCAAGGGAATTCAGTTCATGCGGTTGATTGAAAAACAACTGGAGGGTCCACTTCCATGACTACAACAGTCAGAACCTGGGGCCAGGCCCTGGACTACACCTGGAGAGTCAGATGGAAACGTCTGCCATCGGCAAAGACCAACAGGATCAATGCCGACCACATCACTTCTTATGCGGGGCTTTCACTTCCACTCAGCCGTATGGCCAAGGCCGGATGGTGGATGGAGATGATTGCTGACCTGCAGGATGACCACCCGCAATGGTCCACATCGACCGTCAACAGGGTGGTTTCTGCAGGGACCACCGTCCTGAAGGTGACCAGCCAAGCTGGATTGCACTCAGTTGAATGTCCCAGTTTTAAACGCCTGAGGGAGGGTGAGGTGCGGATGACGTACTTCACCAAAGAGCAGGTGGATCGGCTGGCCTTTGTGGCGAAGGACATCTTTGACCGAGATGACCTGGCAGATGCCATCACATTCAGCGCCTACACAGGCGTTCGGCAGGGCGAGCTAATGGCTTTGAAGTCAGAAGACATCGACCTTTCCCTAGAGACCATTTGGGTCGGAGGGAAACCAGGCCGAGAAACCAAGGGCCGCAATGTCAGGGCGGTTCCCATCCATCCCAAAGTTCAAGCCATCCTTCAGCGCCGCTTGGATCGGTCCTATCTCTTCCGAGATGACTTCTCCAACAAAGATCAGCTCTATCGAGCGTTCAAAAAGGTGCGGGATTTTTGTGGCATCTCCGATGACCACGTGTGGCACAGCCTTCGCCACAGCTTTGGGACCTTCCTGGGTGAGGTCACTCATCCAAGACAGATCATGGCCTTGATGGGGCATCGCAACATCGAGACCAGCCTTCGATACGTGAAGGCGACCGACGCAGCCCTGAAATCAGCTATCGCTGGAATCTGAGGGATGCGGACGGAGAGACTTGAACTCTCACAGTGTTGCCACCACAGGTACCTGAAACCTGCGCGTCTACCAATTCCGCCACGTCCGCGTGACCAGAAGAGCCTATCACCTGGCCCCGAGAGGCACGCATTAGATTTCCTGGAACTGGTGTACTACGACTGACTACAGGGTCCTGTACGGCTGCTGTTTCGAGCAAGTCAAAAACCGAGCCTAACAAGCCTCATGTCCAAAAACCCTTGCAACGACTGGGATCTAGGTATGGTGCGCTAGTTTCAGGTTCGGCTGAGTGCAAGTGACACTCCGCCCACGGGGCCCCGCCAGGGCCCCTTTTTTAGTGCGTTCTCATCGATTCCACTTGGCAAACCATGAAATCCCAGGATCTAACGCAGGCCGAGGTTGAACAACTCGACCCCAATGACTACTCCAATTACTTGGCTTTCGGGCCCCCATTGCAGCCCGAGCTGTCCGACGACGAATACGAGGAGTACCTCAAGAGCTACCAACTGTTTGACCTGTGAATCACATCCAGCTCAGCGGCAAGGTCACCCTGGCCGAGCTGCAACGGGAGATCGACAGCATCGAGGACCAACTCGAAACGCTGCCGACCCGCTATCCCGAGCCCACCCACTGGTCCAGATTCCATGAAGAAGAAGAGTTCACCAACGAAGACGACAGCCCGGCGTGAGCACGTCCCAGGGCCGCCCAAGCGCACCCACCAGGGCACCGGACTGCACAGCCTGCCCAAGCGCGGACAGAAGCCCTACCGGGGCCAAGGGCGCTGAGTTTTCGATTCCACTACCACAACCAAACCATTTAATCGACCATGAAAAACCGCTACGTCTTTGACGCTGTGCTGGACGGCTACATCAACGTGTATGAAGATTCCGGCAAGTACAACAACCGGAGCTTCTCCTTTCGGCTGCCAGCGGAGGTGCTGGAGCAGGCCGAAGCGGACCGCGACGAGCTGCTGACCTGGGCCAAGTCCAAGGTGGACAACCCCAAGCGGGTGGCCATCAACCCCGCCAAGTGGGACGAGGAGGGCCTGGTCAAGTACAGCTACGGAGGGGAGACCAACCGGGTGGAGCCCGTGTTCGTCGATTCCGCCGGGGATCCGGTGGAGCAGTCCGTGCTCCGGGATGTGCGCAAGGGGACCAAGGTCCGCCTGATCGTGCAGCAATCCCCCTACACCAAACCCTCCTTGGGCACCACCCTCAAGGTGCTGGGCGTGCAGATCATCGAGCTGGTCACCGGCAACGGGGCCATCGACTCAGGCACCTTGAGCGCCGAAGACGTGTCCTCGATCTTTGGGGAGGTCAAGGGCTACCGGGCCAGCTCCCCGGCGGTGCGCCGCGTGGAGAGCGAGGAAGAAAGCTACGACTTCTGATGACTGATCTCCGCTCCGGCCTGGAGGAGCGGGTATCTAAATACTTCGAGAAGTTAAACGTTCCCTACCTCTATGAGGCAGAGAAGTTCAGCTATACCCTTGAGTCCAAATACACACCAGATTTCTTTCTGACCAATGGCGTGATCCTTGAATGCAAGGGTTTTTTTAAGCCATCGGACAGAAGGAAGATGCTGGCCGTTAAAGCTCAACACCCGGACCTAGATATCCGCTTCATATTTCAGCGCAACAACACGCTAACCAAAAGCAGCAAAAGCACCTATGGGGACTGGTGCAACAAGCATGGATTCCCCTGGTGCCTTTATCCCGACATCCCACAATCCTGGCTTACCAATGACCTACAAACCACATCAACTGGGAACAGTTGAATACTACGAAGAACACTTCAGCGACATTCTCTGTGACCTTGGCGATACCCCGGTGGTAGGTGCCAGTGACTACAGCGCGAACTGCCTGCAGGGGCTCGTCAATGCCTTGAAAAGCTGGAAGGACTACCACAGCCAAGCGGCTGAGCGGTACCAGCAATTCAGCCAAGACCTGTACACCCTTATCCAGGAGAACTGATGACTGATTCCATTGACGCTCTGTTTGTACGACTCGACCAACTGGTGGAGCAGCTTGAGGACGAGGGTGTCCCCTACGAAGTGATTGTAGGGGTTCTGCGTGACTATGTAGAACTTTCGGATGAATACCTGCTCAAGTGAATCAGAGTTTGTAAGACACGAACCCTGTTCTCACTGCGGCAGCTCAGATGCCATGTCCCGCTACACCGACGGGCATGGCTTCTGTTTTTCCTGCCGCACCTACGAAGCAGGGACTGGTGAACCCATAAGCCACCAATCCACCAAACACACAATGCACTATGAGGGTGAGATCGCGGCGATTAGATCTCGGAAAATTACCGAAGAGACTTGCCGTAAATTTAACGTGCGTGTTGATTCGGGTCCTGTTCTTCGTTTCCCTTACTACAGCTCAGCTCGGGCTGTTGTTGGTTACAAGGAGCGTGATCAGAAAAAGACCTTTCGCTGGGTCGGCACTAACACTGAACATCAGCTATTCGGGCAACAGCTCTGGGGATCCGGTAAGTCCATCGTAATTACAGAAGGGGAGATTGACTGCCTCTCCGTCTATCAAACCAGGCCCACCTGGCCGGTCGTCAGTGTCCCCAATGGGGCCGCTGCTGCAGCCAAGGACCTGAGGCATCAGCTCAAGTGGTTGATGGGCTTTGAAGAGATCATCCTGATGCTGGATGGGGATGAGGCGGGCACCAGGGCGGCACAAGAATGTGCCCAACTGTTCCCACCTGATCGGGTTTACCTGGCTGCTCTGGGGGCTTACAAGGATGCCTCCGAGGCTCTGCAAGCTAGCGATGGTGATGCCATCAGGCAAGCCATCTACAACAAACGGGCCTACACACCCCAGACCATCATCGATGGGCGGGAGTTGTTTGAGCTGGTCAGCACCCCCCTACATGGCAAGGATGCGGACTACCCCTACTCAGGGCTCAACACACTGACCACAGGACTGAGGCGGGGTGAGCTGGTCACCATCACCGCTGGCTCCGGCATTGGCAAGAGCACCTTCTGCGGGGAGATTGCCATGTCCCTGGTGGATCAGGGGCATTCGGTGGGCTACATCGCCCTGGAGGAATCCGTCAAACGGACAGCCCTCCGGCTGATGACCGTAAAAGCTAACAAGCCTCTGCATCTCAACAACGAGATCCCGCTCGATGACCTGCAGGCCAGCTTTGACGCCTCTCTGGGTTCAGGCCTGATTTATCTGAGGGATGGCTTTGGCTCAGTGGATCCTGATGTGATCCTCAATGACATCCGCTTCATGGTCAAAGCCAAGGGCGTGTCGTGGGTCATCCTCGATCACCTCAGCATCTTGTTGTCTGGTAACGCATCAGACGATGAGCGCAAGCTGATTGATGTGACGATGACCAAACTGCGCTCCTTTGTTGAAGAGACAAAGATCGGTCTGCTGTTGGTCTCCCACCTACGCCGCTCTCATAACGACAAGGGTCATGAGGACGGAGCAGCCGTATCAATGGGCCAGCTCAGGGGTAGCCACAGCATCGCTCAGCTATCGGACATCGTAATAGCCCTACAACGGTCCATCACGGCTGGAGACAACATCTCCGAGCTGGTTGTACTCAAGAACAGATTCAACGGCCTTGCAGGGCCTGCTGGGCTGCTCTCCTTTGACAAGGAGACGGGGCGACTGAAAGAAGCATCATCACCAACCAAACAATCCGCACCTATTACCTATGACGACTTTTGAGGGCATCCCTTACAAGTTGGTGTTCTTCAAGAAGCAGGAAT